TCGTCATCATAACGTGCATACTCCATCCCGAAGAGAGCATTAAGCCCAGGTAACAGTTCTTTAAGTAATTGTGCCCTTGAAATAGCCATTTATCAATATCTCCTTATAGCCCAGTAGGGTTGTTGTAGGAATGAGGAGATGCTGTACCGCTAGATGCAGCGTTAAACTTAAGAATAACGTCTGGATAGGTATCACTAGCGGTCGTTCCTTTTGGAGGAAGACTGTGAGGTCCGTCTACCCAGTCAATCACCCGAAGGGGAAATGTTAAGGTAGGTGCTACTGCTCCATTGACGGCATTTTTAGATTGACCAATAGAGGTAGATCCAGCCGTCTGTATAACTTGAACATTCGAGCCTCTATCCGCAGTCTCCATCGCACTGCTTGCTTGCATTTGTATCAGGACATCAGGATCGTCTAGGACATAGGCCATTGCATCTGTTGCTGCGTTCGATGCGGGCCATTGTTGACTAAACGTCTTCTGTCCACTTGTTGGGTCCGTATAAGAGCATCCCATAAAAATTCCCACAGCTGCCAAGCTATCAGTTCCAGCATCCTTCTCAACTGTGCCGTTTGCTACAATCTTGACAAAGTCACCGTTAAAAATAGCGGTGTTATATGTGGTAATTATCGGTAAATTGCGAGTCTTGCCCGTATATGAGCCTGACGCACTTAATGTACCAACGGGCCTAGCTCCATACGGTGCTGCTCCATCCGTAGTACTAGCCATAATTATTTCCTTTAATTAATTTATAGCATCAGCGACCTCCGCCACCGAATGCTACACGAGTTTTACGATTTGGCTTGAGAACTGGCATCCGAGGATCGCTCTCACGCATATAGTTGTTATCGACAGCTTGCATCTGTGACTCAGCATGTTTTTTGTAATATTCATTTCTATCATCTACTGACTCCTGTGGTGCCTTGCAGAGCAATAAACCACCGACTTCAATTCCACCTTTACTGGCCCATTCTGACGCATGATCACTCATAATTTGTAATTCTGGGTGATCTTCTGCCTTAACAGGCTCCCATCCTTCTCGAAATTTCTTAGAAACATTCGTATTGTCCATATGCCCAACCATAGATGTTCTAACCCACCTAAAAACCCAGCCATCCTGAGGGCTTGGATCGGGTAGTATAGACGCAGGTTCCCAAGATTGGGTACGGATTTCATTTTCACGAGACTCTAGGTCACGTGGCTTTGGTGCCTTACGTTCATCAGCCATTAGTTTTGCTCCTTCATTAGTTGCGTCGCATACTGTTGCGGCGTTAGGCCCAGTCGTTTTGAAAGCCGTACCTGCGTTTCCGTTAGTGTTACTTTGCGTGGTGTGGCTCCAGTATTCCTAGATGCCGGTGCTACCACGGGGTTCGCCCTGCGGCGTTGTCCGATATCAACATCGACGGTTCCACCAGTGGAATATGTTGCTTGCGTCGTATTGCCACCAAACTGCGTAGGAAAAACTTCTTTCATACGTTTGTCTATTCTAGCATAATACTCGTCTGTATCTGGGGCAATACCCTCTTCCCCAGTTAGTTTTTCATGAACTCCATAAGCGAAGCTTGTCATCTCTTTATCCCGCCCAAACCAAGTATCATTCTCTTTTTGCCATGCCAGTGCCCTGGGATCAGGTTCAGGTATTTGAGGTTGCTCTGATTGATTCTTCTGCTGACTCCTATCCTGGGCTATCATGTCCTGCTGCCACGATTCTACAATTTGCTTACTGTAGTTAGGTGCATAGGCTTCAGCCATTTGTGCCTGTGTCAAATCTTTTTGAGCTTGTGCGATTATATCAGGGTCCCCAGACTCGTATGCTCTTTTAAAGTTTTCTTCTGATATCTTTAAGGCTGCACCTGCCCGACCTGTAGACTGTTCATCCAGGGCCTTCTGCGACTGTTGGACCAAGTTAACAAGGCGTTGGTTTTCTGTTTTTAGATTTGATGCATACCCCACTGCTTCTTCTGCAAGCTTACTTGCCTCTTGTTTTTCTTTTTCTTCTGCACGAAAGCGAGCAGTAGCCTTATTGATTCTCTTCTGAACCTTTTCACTGTACTGCGATAGCTCTTCATGCTCGTTTGAGCCTGATTCAGACACTACAGGTGCATCAGCGACGATCTCAACCTCCAGGTTATCGCTCTCTGGGGGTTCAATCGTAGTTCTTACACCCAAAAACTTGTCCTCTTCGCTCATTCTTCCAGTTTCTTCACTCATTATGCTCTCTCCACGCCTCTAGGGTCTTCAACAACCGCCTCAACCGTATCATCGTTGATTAAGCGGAACTCTTTACCATGAATCTTAATCCTTGTACCACTAAATGCTCGAAAAAGCACCCAATCCCCCTCTTGGCAGTAGGGACCAGTAGGGAATCGGCCCCAATTAGCGTAAGCATCGGGTCCAAGACTGACTACATAGCCTACTATCGTGGAAATTGACTCTTCATGCATGGAATTAGAGGATTTTATGATACCACCCTCTGTTTTTTCCTCTATTTCGGGCAATGCGACCAATAACTTGTAGCCTTTTGGTTTTGGTAGCTGGGTTGCGGTGCGGGGAGGGTCATCAACGTCTTTGAATGTAATTTCTTCGACATCAATAACAGGATTTTCTATTTCTTTGGCGAGTGTAGTCATATTGACCTCTCGTTAAATTGTTGCGTCCGTTATGGACGTTGTTTACTACGAAAACTTTTATTAATCTTCTAAATTAGCCTCTAAGTCCAAGATTTCACGCTCAGACCAGGCCAATCCTTCAATAATGCCAGTAACCTTGCGATATTCTTCCATGTCCTTGGCCGATCCAAGTGCTAAATGGTCTGCCAACTGGTTCATTTGCTCTCTGATCTTTTTTCTAAGCAGTCCTAAGACGTTTTCACTCACTTATTCTCCTCTATCTTGTCCTATGCCATACTTATAACCATCTACTTCCTGTTCTACGTCAAATTTTTCAGCTTCTAAGGCTAACTCTGCCTCATCCATACGCTCTTTACTCATTAATTTCTCACGTTCAAGCTCTAATTTTTGCATATCAAGGTCAAGCTTGGCCATCGATGCTTGTCCACTGGCTGAAAGTTTCTGTTGTTCTATTTGTTGCTTGGACACATCGGTTTGCTGTCTTCTTTGTGCATCCATTTCTTGTATTGCAAGCTCACGTTGTCTCATTTGGACAATCGGATCTTGTTGTTGCTCTGCAAATTTCTCTGCCTGGGCTTGTTGTTGTTTCTTGCCCATCATTTGATCGGCCGCATCGGCAATCAATACACTCAATCTCTTCTCAAGGTCTTCAGGAAGCGGTTCCTTTTGAGAAGGCAACGTGATTCCAAGCTCTTCTTCTATCTGTCTGCGGAAAACAAACGCCAAGTGTTCCCTAACATGTGCATCCAACGCACCACTCACTGCACCACCTGCAGGACTGTTCTGAACTTCTTGTGCAAGCTGTGGATCATTCTTAAGTGCCATGTGAACACGCATATGTGCATCATGATCTTGATACTCAAATGCTTTAACAGGTGATAAGATAAGCATATCTTGATTTTCTGTAACGGGATCTTTCGGTGGCACCTCTTCTTGAACTGGTACAACCTGATCTGCGTTTGGTATTCCAATCAAACTCATCATCTGACGATGCAGTAATGGCATGTCATATAAGTTTGGAGATTGCTGGGCTAGTTGGAGTGCTGCCTGGTACTGCATAATCCTTTGTGCCATACTACTCGCATTCGGATCTGATACAGGTATGACATCAATACGGTCATCGAAGTCTTCAAGTTTAATTCCTTCGCCCTCATCCGTCTCATAGGGATATTCAGGATCTGTATAATCCCTAACCAACCTTGCGAGGATCTTATACTCCTGCTTTAGGCTGGCATGTATTCTGGCCTGGATCGCAGACTGCACCTTCATGGCACGTTCCATGATTGCAAGAGTAGTTCCGACGGGAGCCTCTTGATTCATGTCTCCTATCTTGAGATCGGCCATTGACGCAAAGCGTCTTCCTTCTTCGACGATATTACCCAATAACTGATAAAGGACGCCACTAGGTTCCTTATAAGGAAGGAAGGTGATGTTGTCACGAATAGCACCACCAGGGACATCCACGTCCCTGAACTCTCCTGGCATGATGGGTGTATCGTCGCCTTTAATTCTGAGTCCACGAGTTTTCAGTCCCCCTGGCAAATTAGACAGTGTTCCTGCGTCAACCAACTGTCGAAGCAGACTTGTGGCGGATTTTGCCAATCCACCAATCATATGTATTAATCCAAGATTATAAAATCCGATTCCAGGTACGTATCCGTAATGAACGAAATGTTGTTTTTTGATTCTATTTGGATCGTCCTCGGACCAGTTTCTATAAATTGACAAGATCTGACTACTACTTTTGTCGATAGTAATTACGTAGGGTAGTGCCACACCATCGGGGTCTTCAAACCCAGGAAGATCTATATCAACATGCATCTCCAAAAGTTGATGACGCTCTTCGTTTTGAAATGATGGTTGCACACCACCGATATCATTTAGTTTATTCGTAATCGGATTTTCTTCGATATGACTAGCAGTAAGTTCTACATCACGATAAAACCCACTAACCTGCAATTTTCTAATTTGATTTGTACTACGATTCATCACATGGGTATAACGCTCTGCCTGTTCTAGGCCAGATTCATTGTAAGCAACAACAAAATCTTCTGCAGGTACAAACATCGAAGTGGGCCTACCCAGAGATGGATCGAAGTAAACCTTCCTAAATGCAGATCCTGCAAGGGGAAGGCTAAAGAGGAGCTTCTCTGTCTCGGAGCGATATTCTGTCATCACCTCAAGAAGCTGGTAGTTTAAATATTCTTGAACTCGTTTGGCCTGTTGCTGTCGCTCAGGAGTGAACTTACCCCATACATGGGTTTTAACTGGACCTTGTGCGGGTATGATTTCCTGAATCGTTTGACTTTGAAACCTGACAACTGCTTCAGAAAGCATCGGATGGAATACGCCACAGGCTCCTGCCCATGGTGTAGTTCGATCTTCAATCTCCAATCCCAGTTGGTCTAGTCCCTGTTCGTAGGTTTGTTCCCAAGATGACCGACTACTTTTGTCAGAATCAAATTTTCCTACAAGATCTAAAGCGATAGTCCGAAGTTCATTCTCATCGACGAACTCAGCGATGTTAGAGTCAAAGGCTTCGGGTTGGCCCATCATTTCTGACATAGGATCAAAATCAATGACCATACTACCGTCATCCATTTCTGTCGTTAATGAGTCTCCTAACGGCTCCTCCTGCTCTACTACCATGAGTCCTTCGGGACTCATTTCAAAATCATCTTGAGTAAAAAGAGCTTCAAGCGACTTGTCTATGGCCATAGACTAATCCTTTGCAAAGTATAAAACTATCATGAAATTATAACATTAACCCGTAAGGAATCAATAGTAGTCTGCTTTACGATGTGCCAAAAATTCACTCATAGGCTCATCACTCT